GGAAGAAAGAGAAGCTAATATATTGTCTACTGATTTTTGTATCTTTAATAGTATTTGTATGACTGGAGCATCTCCTCCACCTGAGAGGGCACTAGAAGCTCCTGTAGGACCTATTGGAGGCTGATTTCCACCACCAGTGACGGCACGAGATCTTTGTGTTATTGCTCTGCCAATGTTTACATTACGAGTTCTAAATCTAGGCTGAGATGGTTGAACAAATCTTCTTGCTGATCTTGGGGTTGGCTGTCTTCTTTGTGGTTGTCTTCCTGCTCTTTGTATTTCTCCTAAAAGTTCTTCGATTTTGTCCTTAGTTTCCTCATCTCCATCGTCTTGGTTATCTTGTTTTTGTTGGGCAGGAGGAGTTGGTGTAGTTCTTCTAGGAGGAGTAGGTTTTTTGTTTGGTGCTTTTGGTGGCCTTTTTGATGCTGTTGGTTTTTTATTTTTCTTCTGTTCTTTTTGATATGCTTCTACTTGTTTTAATACTTTATCATGGACTTTACCAAAGTCCCCTTCCAAAGAATCTTCTTCAAATTCGTCATATTCATTTTCTGATATGGGAAACTCATCTCCTGGATTTGTTTCCACATACCATTTTACAACATAATAATATAGTTCAGGATCTGCAGTCTCATTGATTCCTAAGTTTTTGGCAAAAATTATGGCATAGTTTTTTGACCTATTTCTAGGAAATTTAATAGTATCAATAGACCATTTCTTTGCCATTTACTTTATAGGGATGCCTTTTTTAATTTTGCCTCTTCTTCCTCTAAATGTTGATTTAATAATGCCACATAGATGTCCCTTTCCCATGGCATTAAATTTTCAATCTCAGTCAAAGAATATTTATGATACTGCATCATCGAGAAATTTAACTTGAAGTAGTTTTCAAGGTCCATATGGGACATTCCTATGAGAAAAAACTTGATAACCCTTCAAGAACAACTTCAGATTCGACTTTTGTATTTGGATTTTTTACTTTTACCGTATGGGATAATTTCGGCATAGTCTCAAAGAATTTTTCGATTTCTTTGAATTGTGTAGAATTCATCTGATCCAAAAATTCTGTAATTTCTTTTCTAGTCACATCAGAAGATGTCCAGACTTCTTCTTCCGTATAAATTTTATCGACGCAATCAGCAATCATCTCAAACGACTGTTCTGTTGCATTTTGATCGGAAAAATCAAAGTTGTTTTTGATGAACTGCTCCAGAGATGGATACTTCATTTCCATCATAATTGAATCATCAACTTTAATTTTGTTTGTATGGTCTTTATTTTTTTGGACTTGGATATCATCAATATTGATTTTTACTGGAACTGTAGTTTCCCCATCATCAGGACAAACGATGGAAAGCTCAACTTCTTCGCCAACTGATTTAGCACGAATATTCAAGAACAAATATTCAATATCAAAAGTAGGAAGGGATTCTACTTTAATACCTTTTGTCTCGATGCAATTTTTAATTACAGTTTTGATTGCTGTAGTAATTTGTTTTGTATCTTCTGATTCTAATGCAAGTAAAAGAAGTTTCTCTTCTTTTACAAGAAATGGTCTGTATTTAATTGTTTGTCCGGTTGATGGCAAATCCAGATCAAAAACTGGTGCAACAATCTTAGGTAAAGGCATATTATATGAATAATATTAAATTCGTTTGATTATTTATTTACCTTCGGTTTAACCCATTGAAGAATTCTTGGTCAGTACCAAAGGCTGGGCCAAATTTTGGCGTTTGTTGTGTTGGATTTGGCGCAACAATTTGATCGATTTTACTAGAACTAACAATATAACGAGTATAAGCAAATGATACAGTACACTTCAATACCTGTGATGCCTCATAAGAAACCGGCATGGACATAATAGACATGGGATACGCATCAATGAAAACATAACTTAAATTTTTACTTCTATTAATAGAATTTGGTTGTCCCTGTAACCCACCATAATCTCTTTCGAATTTCGTAAGACTTATGTTTGTTCTATATTGTGATCCATTTCCATCTGGATAATTAATTCTATAAGAATATCTTTTACTTTCTAATCCTAAATTGTCGATATCTACATACTGTTCATCAACAATATATTGCATCCAAAACTCAAAAAATTTGATTACTTCATAATTGCTATCAACATAAAAAGTAAAATCTGCACGATCGTCATATACTCTTCTATACGGAATCTTTTCTGTAACTCCAGTATAATCCGTTACATCATGAGTATATAAAGTGGACCCAGGGAGAGTAGCATCACAACATGACAAATTAATTAACTCTTGATCAAAAGTAGCATCCGGACTTTGACTGAATGCTGTTCTTTTATCTGAGTACCATTTTGACAGACTTGGTGGAATATTTACTTGAAATTGGAAATGCGAAGTCAAAGCTGGGCGTAAAAGCTTTGACTTTATATCGTCTAGTTTATATGGCCTTGGTCCTACGATTGCCATCTAAATATTTTTAACCTTTATATATTATTTAGAAGTTGGCAAAGAATTATATACAAGGATTCTATTCACCATCAAATCCAGAAAAGTATGCTGGAGATCCCAGAAACATAGTATATCGATCGTCTTATGAATTAAGAGCATTCAAATGGTGTGACTTATCTGAAAGCATTATTTCTTGGGGATCCGAAGAAGGCTGGATCCCATATAGAAATCCAGCCACAGGAAAAACACATCGATATTTTCCAGATCTTTTTATTAAAATTAAAGAGTCAAATGGAGAGATCAAAAAGTATCTGATAGAAATAAAACCTAAACGACAAACAATTCAACCAAACCCAACTCCAAAAAAGAAAACTAAAACCTGGCTGAATGAGATGAAAACATATCAAGTAAATCAGGCAAAATGGGAAGCAGCAGAAAGATTCTGCCAAGAAAATGGAATTATATTCAAGATAATTACAGAAAAAGAACTTGGGATCTAAGAAATGTTCAAACCATTAAACAATCAAGCTCGTAGACTTTGGGCCATATTTGGAACAGTCAGAAAATGGTTTTCAGAATTAACTAAATCCACTGAAAGAAAACTTCAAAGACAAGAAGAAGAATTAAATTTTGAAGAAGGAAAGCTCAGAAAAGAAGGAGCAAGAGTTTATGTTTACGGTGAACTAGATAAAAAAAGAAAACAATTAGAACAACAAAAAGAAGAGTTTTACAGCTTTAAAAATTTAATCGACAATCTTCCAAAAAATAGATCTCCTAATTTTTACTTTGATGCTTTAGTTGATATTCTTGCGAGAATGGGAAGAACAGAAGAATCGGTAGAGATCGGAAAAATTTACACATTTAAGTATATTGCGATCACTGAGGGGAAGTGGTACGATGTCCATCCAGTAAGTTTAATAGTCAAAAAAGGGAAAGAATACTATCAAGGTGTGAATTATCATTGGGAAAGAAGACCAGAATATATTGAAAGTCCTATCAGAACTTATAATTATGCCAGAATCCAGTCGATGTTTTATAGAATTAAACCACAAGAATTGGAGTATGTGCTGAGAGTTCCTTCTTTTTATCCTGTGTTTATTTCAAAGAGATAAATAAATATAAAACTAATATAAATGTCTCATACTCTACGAAAAATTGAGATGAATAATCCTCTTGTAGTTGGGGAGGGCTTCTAATGAATCGTAAATATATGTATAGTAGTCCAATAATAAGTAAACTTCCTGGAAGTAATCAAGATTATTATCTTAGAACAGTAACTAGCTATGAAGTAGATGGAAATGGTAAAGCAGTTGAAGGAAGTGCAGAGACATATGTATATTATACTGGAATAGGAAATGCTCGGTGGCAGCAGGGGACCGAAGATTCATATGGTTTCAATCAAAATGCATGGAGTTTAGCAGCAAAAACAAAAGACAAAGGAGCAACATATGAATATTATAATTATTCGCAAGAAGATAAAGATGCAGGAAAAATACCTTTAGGTCAAGAAGTTGGAAATCCAATCTTAGGTGCCACTGCACAACAATCATTAAGCTCACCTGGTGGTATATTTTATACTGGAGTCCAAAATGCAATTATTAATACAGCAGCAAAAACTCAACCTGGTCTTGCTCAAGTAGTATCAGCAAAGCAACAAAATACAGTTCGACAACAAGAAACAGCAGCAGCAGAACAAAGAAGAAGAGATAATGAGGAAATACAAGCAAATCTCTCAGAAGCAACAGAAAATCTTGGAAGAATAAATGATGTAGAAGCAAAAGAATTTGGAGAATTGAGATACCCAATAGGATCAGATACAAATGGACAAGACTACATTCAATTTACTGTATTTGAATATTTGCCACAAGAACGATCAGAAAGTAATTTAACATATAATGAAAAAAATACATTTAGTGGAAAAGAAAAGGGACTAGGAAGAATATTTTTACCAATACAACCAACTATCATGGATACAAATTCAGTAAGTTGGGGCGAGGATAAATTTGGAATTTTAGAAATGATAGGTGCTAATCTTTCTTTGGGAGCAATGACTGGAGATTCTGCAACCGAATTGGCTAAAAAATTTGCAGAGACCGTCACAAGTTCAGAAAACAAAATAGATCCCAAAATAGTCAGTGCAGTCCAAACATATCTAGCCAAAATGGCAGTAAGTTCAAACAACAATTTACTTTCTAGGTTGACTGGAGCAGTAACAAATCCAAATTTAACTCTACTATTCAATTCACCTGAATTGAGAAACTTCAATTTTAATTTTAAATTGACACCAAGAACACAAAGTGAAGGAACAGAAGTAAGAAAAATAATAAGAGTTTTTAAACAATATATGGCAGTACAAAGAAGTGCTGGCAACTTATTTTTAGAAGCTCCATGCATATTTAAGATAAGGTACATCAGAGGAGTAGATAGATTCAATAAAGAAAAAGATTTGGATCATCCAGCATTAAATAGAATTAAAACATGTGCCCTTAAAAATTTTAGTGTGAATTACACTCCTGCTGGATCATATGCGACATATAATGATAAAGCTGGAACAATGAGTTCTTATGATTTAACCATGTCATTCACTGAATTGGAACCAGTATATTCTGATGATTATTATTCTGACAAAGATGGATATAAAATACCAGTCGATCAAATAGGTTACTAAAATGGCATCATACTTTCGCGGAATACCAGATTTCGATTATGTAAGTCGTTTACCAGACGCAAAAATATCAGATTATATTCCAGTAAAAAATCTTTTTAAGCGTGGGAAACTTCGTGAGGATATCTTTGGGAGTCTCCAGTACTTCACGAAGTACAAAATCATTGGTGACGAGAGACCAGATAATGTTGCATATAAACTATATGGCGATGAAACTTTAGACTGGGTTATATTACTTTCAAATAATATTTTAAACATTCAAACAGAATGGCCATTAGCACAGTCTACATTTGATAAAATTCTTTTAGAAAGGTATGGATCTTATGATAATCTTTACAATGGCATACATCATTATGAAACCAAAGAATTGAGAACATCTTCAGGCGCAATTCTGTTAAGAGAAGGATTGATACTTGACGACTCCTGGAGCAATAATGGAAACTTTATAACAGGAGTTGAAATTAAAATCAACTACATTTTCCATTACTTTGATGAAGATTTGACTTATGTTATAGTAAACGAACCAATAGTCAATTTGAGAATTGGAGATGAAATAGAAATCTATAATGTTGGAAATTCTAGTTTCAATGGAGAGTATGAAATCATAGAATTGATAGAAAATATAGATGGACAAGTGAATTCATTTAGATGCAGAAATTCTACTACAAAGACTCAAAATCAACCAGACTTATCTGGAAACGAAAAAGTTGGATACATTCCATACAAGGAAGTTCCTCAAGGAAGTCTTTACTATTATCAGTATTATGACTCCGACACAAAAACGACAGTAAATATTCCAGTATCGCAGATATTAAGTCCAGTCACTAATTATGAGTATGAAATTAAAATAGAAGAAGATAAAAGAAATATATTCGTACTAAAACA